TCATCTGTCATAGATTGTGTCATTAGTGCAATATCATCTAAATCACTTGTCATTTTTCTATCTACTTCTTCTGCTATTGCTCTATAAGAACCTGAATATTCAGCACTAGCTCCTGATGCAGATACTACTGCATAGTTTAAGGATGCTTCATCATTCCAAGCTCTCCATGTATTATTGTAATCTTTAGCACCTTTTAATTCATTCATTAATCGCTGTCTGCGAAGATTATTTCTATAATTTTTTCCACTAAAAATTGTATCGCCAATATTTAAAGCAGCAGAAGCTACTACATAAGCTGTCATAGGATCAATAGCCATTATCTAAATTGTAACTCCAATGACATTCCTAATACTTTCAAAGGCAAGGGATCGTTTTGTGAAATAGTAACTGTAGGTGCTCTATCATATCCTAAAAAGAAAAATTCTTTTCTATCAGTAACAGGTTGTAAATCTTCATCTACATTTAAATTAACTTGTTGTATCACTAATTCATGCTCCGTTCCAGTACTGGGTGCTTTTATTCTTAAATCTAATGCACTCGATATATCAGCTACGCAACGCACTATTCTTCTAAATTCTCCTGACAATGGCCCAGTTTCTAGTTCTTTATCTACTGGCATTGTTTCTAAAGTAGGTGAAAAGTTAAATCCTACCTTTACTCCAGTAGGTTGTGGTAGGTTTATTAAAGTAATTCTATTGCTAGAATTAACAGTATAACTTCCAAGTGAGCTATTTCCATAGACTGCATTGACTGATGTAGTATTTCCGTAAATCGCATTAACTGTATGAACAAATCCTTTAACAATAGTAATCGCTGCATTATCAGATGGAGTTGCAGCAAGGTTTTGATCTAATTGTAAATCATATCCTGATGCTGTAGCTGTTACTGCTGTTATAGAATATATTGTTGCATTTCCAGCAATACTAAATGTTTCTTGTACTTGAGGAGCAGCACTAAAACCATCTACAGATAATGTATTACCACTTTGACTACCACCATTAACCAAAGGTGTGCCTTTTTGATATACTGTAGTAGTTGTTTGACAATCCATATTAGTTGAATCATCTTCTCCAAATTTTTCTAATAAATATTGTGTACTACCACCTATATCTCTTTTACCTACAGTAAATAAATGTTCGTTAGCTGCACATATAGAATGAAAATTATCTCCAGTTTTAGTTTGCCATAATGACCATCCTTGTATTTCTTCATCACGAATACTATGAAATACAGCTATTGATCCATTATAGGTAGAGCCACTATTTACAAACAAGGCATAGTTTTCTGGTCTACTTGCTGTTCCTTCTATTTGTGCTAAATCTTTAGGAGTATCAATAAGGTGTGATGACATTACCGAAAGGTTAGTAGACCTATATCCACCTTCTACTTCTGTATAAATAAATTCTCTAACTGATTGTCCGTTCTTTTGAACAAACAATGTGCCTCCATCAAATAGTGAAGGTCTAGTTCTATTACATCCATATAAACTTTGTCGTCTAAATACTATGTTTGTAGGAGTAATTGCTGCTGTATCAGAAGAAGTAGGAACATACCATTCACCACCATCTGTAAATATTTGTACGTTTCTTCCTGAATATAAATGTCTTACTTCGTTTACTTTATCACCAGCAATAGCTACATCAATAGCATGAGTTGCTGCACCACTTTCTACATCAAAATTAAAATACTGTCCTACTTGACTTGCTATAATAGATGCTGGTTTAGATTTAACACCACCTAACCACAATCTATTATCGTGAAAAGTAACTGCTTGAGGGTATTTTCTAACAGCAGATATTAATTGTTCATCCCAATCTGCTTCTGCACTTGTACCAGCTAATGTTTCTATTACTGTAACTGCTACTTGTGTGGCACTTGTGTATCCAGTTATTTTACATTGTTTACCACCAATACGAATGTATGTGCCATTGTGATCTGATTCAAATGCGTTTGCACTTGCAGTTACAGTTACTCCTGTGCCTGATGTTGCAGCTGGTGTTAAAGTTATAGCTGAATCAGCATATTTATAAAAAGGTTGTAAAGATTTATTTACACCTCCAGCACTTACAGTATCATCTTCATCAAATGCAAAAGCACTAACAGAAAAAGATGTTGCAGAAGTTCTTACAATTTTTCTAATAGGATTATTTCTGTGCGTAATAAAAACAGTATCTCCAAATTGAGCATAATTTAATTCAAATAATTGAGCTGTAGTCCAATTACAATTAGCAGTAATATTGCTTTGCACTACAGCTCCAGCACTAGAATAAACGTCTAACCGATTGTTAGATAGTGCAAATATTGCTACTTCATCTTCTGAAAAAATAAAAGGAATTACTCTTGCTTCTGCTGGAAGTGTTGCTTTGTATTCTGTACCAGCTCTCCTCATTACTCCACCAGTATTCATTATTAACCAATTTCTACATTGTTTAGCACCTTCAAAGTATGCTTTAGTATCTGTTCTTGATGATAATATAGGATCAAGCTCTCCAGCAGAAAAATGCGTAAGAACAGTACGAAGTGTTCTTGCCATTTTAGACTGCCGATCTAGTAGATTGTCTTAGGTTGATAAATCTGTTTGTATCTAGTTTGCTAGTTGTTGTTTCTTGTGAATCTATATTTTTAGCAATAATATACTGTCTTTCAGCTCTATCTGTAAATTCTCTAATCATTCCTGAATCTCTAGCTATTGCTCCAGCATATATTGATGCTAATTGAAATTCTAGGGCAAGACGAAAATAAGGAGGAAATTCTGATTCGTCTTGCCTATATATGTAATCCATTATGAGAGTTGAGCTACTTCCATAATCGTTTACATAAATCTTATCTTCGTATCTGTTAAAATTTATATTATAATCATTAACTGTTACAGCAATTATACTTAATACTTGTGGATTAGTTGGTATTTGATAAGCATAGGAATATCTACCAGCTGGTGTATCTGCTAATAAAGATAGCTGTTTTTGACCAGTAGCAAATCTCCATCTATGTCTTGTTAAACTTGATTCTACTATTTCTTCGTAAATATTATTTGTAACAGATGCTTCCGTGCTATCATCTGTAAAAGAAGATATTGGTTTTGCACCAATCATAATTAATGCTCTTGTTGCTATATCTACTTTTGTAACTGCCATATCTTTTTAGTTTAATGGGGGATAAAAATCCCCCACTATAATTATGCTAATAATACTGTATTTAGGTTTGAACCACCATCATTTACAGATACAATTAATATATCTACAACTGCGTTTGATCCACCACTATTTACAATAATAATGTCTCCAGCTTTCAGCTCTCTGTATGACAAGATAAAGTAATCATCATTGTCAATATCACCGATTGCATCCCCATCAGTATAATACCAAAGAGAATTTGTATCGCCTAGCTGACAAGCCTTTTTTACAGGGTTTGCTAATGCATATGCCATATTATAATCTCCTTAATTATTCTGCACACTTTTGTACTCTTATACCATTAGTGTCAATTAAAATTGAACCCATTGATAAATAAGAAGTTAAAAGATGTGATACCTTCTCAGGTATATAGTTAGCTTCAGTTCTTACCTCAGAACCTACTCCCAGACCCATAGATGATTTGTGCCACGCAACAGTATGTCTGTCCGTAGAACCTGAAGTATCAAGGCCTGAGTGAACAAAAGTTAAGAAACCAACGAATTTCTTAGCAGTATAATTCATACCGCCAAAAGGTAATTCGCCAGAACCAATATACTCAAGTCTAGTCCATTGATCGTCAGCTAATAAGTCTGCCCATTGATTAGGGCCGATTGCCCAATATCTTTGTCCATCATCAGGAACATCATTAGTTCCGAAAAGCTCTTGCATTTCTTTGAACTTGTCAATGTTCATATCTGTTGCTGGTGTTGCTCCACTTGCTCCAGCATTATTTGCTAAAGTAGTAGCAGATGACATAGCATCAGTGATGATAGAATCTGTTTTACGACCAAGAGCATATGCTGCGTTATTCGCAATAACAGCTCTTTCGTCTATGTTAGTTTTAAGCTCGTCTAATTTGTCGACATAGTCAGACGCATAGTAGTCAGCTAAAGTTGCAGTAACATTGGTATGAGAGATATTCATAGCCACTACTTCTGCGTGTCTTGCTTTAGTAGTTGCTTCTCCTGTACCCACTTTTTGGAACTTAACTGATTCTCCTGATACACCATTAACCACACGAACAAGATTCTTTAGCTTAGAACCCATTCTTTGGTATGCCATATGTACTTCAGCTTCAAACTGAGTAATAAAAGCATTACTAATAGTTGCACTCATAAAAATCTCCTATTTTTAAGTACGTTACCAGTTATCTTTAGAGAATCATTTAAGTTATCCCTCATGGGCTTAATGTGTTTCAATAAAGGCCTTCAGAATAAATGTATAAATATAGTTATTAATTTTTCTCAACGCACATTATGTAGTCTTTGCGTTAGTTCTTTTAAAAGAAAAGGGTTATCTTTTAATGCAGCAGTTAATCCATTTGCTATATTATTAACTACTATTTCTTCTTTTGCATCAGAATCAAGTGGTTGTCCTGATTGTGTTAGTCCATAATAATAAACTATAGCGTGTAATATTTCATGGATAAGAGTACAGCTGTAATCTGCATCAGAAAGATTTTCTGTTATAGATATAGTATTTTTTTTATGGTCAAATTCGCCATAAGAGTCAATTTCATTTTGAAAAGTAGGTTTTTGGATACCAAGCGTTAATTCTTGGTATCCTATTTTTATTTTATTGTTGTGGCTTTTGGAAGGTTTTTTCATAGAGTTCAGTCACTCTTTTGATATAAGATGGGTCTTTAGCTCCATCTTTCCAATATCTAGGATCAGCCATCATTTGCCTTAAATCCATAGGATCAGCTTGTACCTCTACTGCTGTATTTTGTGGTAAAGGTGCATCTTTGTTTAATCCCATTATTTCTTCAAGTGCTTTAATGCCTTCTGCTGTTTCTGATAACTGTCTAACTGTGTTATAAGCGTTTTCAGAAAGATATTTTTTTGACCACGCATTTGCTGCTTCAATTCTGTCTTTAGAATTATCCCCCAATTTACGCATTTCCTCATTCGGATCAGGCGTATTAGAGAGTTCGTTCTTAACAAAAGCGTCAATACCTGTATTAAACTCATTTTGACTTAACCCTCTTTCTTTTGCAAATGTTTTCCACCAATCAAGTATAGGAGTATCATCCTTTACTTGAAAGTCTACACCTTCTGGTAAACTTTCTGGTGGTTCTAGTTTATATTCTTCAGGAGCATTAGCTTTTCTTTCATTAGCAATATCTTCTCTAACTGATTTTGCTAAATCTTCTGTTCTTGCTCCAAATTTTTTTTCTAAAGCATTATAAGAAGTAGCTAGTGCTTCTATGTTTGCAGATTTGCTATCTGCATCCCAAAACTTTTCTGGGATATATTCAGGCCTTTCTACTGCCTGTGTTGTTTCAGTCTTTTCATGTGAAACATTTTCTTCGTCAACCATTTTTACTCTCCTTGTTGTGTTTGGTTATCCTAGCCTCGATAACAGCAACAATATATCTCATACCTTCTTTATGAAATAATGCGTTTTCTGTTATTTCAGGGCCACTCACAGCATTAATAGATATGCTTTTTAAATAAGCTAAAGCTCTTTTACCAGCATCATCTGAAAATGCAGAAGCTATACAAGCGTTAATATCCCTCTCTTGTTCAATAGTTCGTACCATTCCATCAATGGAAGTGTACTTTTTTTCTTTATTGTTGAGGAGCGACATCTGGTGCTTGACCCATTTGAGCCATTTGACTAATTTGATTAGCCATTTGCTCTTGTTCTGCTTTATCTCTTAATAGTTTTTCAGGAATATTCATTAATTTAGCTATATGTTTAGCTAATTCATCCTGATTTACAATAAGATTTAGCATCTGTGGGCCAAATGTTACACCAATTATCTCATTAAATCTATTAATATCTGTAATATCTTGATTAAATTGAGCTCTTGATAAAGGGGATACAGCTTGAACTTTGATTTCTCTACCATCTATTTGAGGTATATCAATTCTACCTTGTTTAGTAAGAAGTCTAATAACACGCCTTAATACTGGTAATACAAATTCGGATTGAAGTCTACCGAATGAAGAACCAATTTGTCTTGATAATTCAGCCATTCTTTCAGATACTTCAGTAGCTGTCATAGGTGTACCTTCAGGTCTACCTAATGTTTCCATGTATAATGCTTTCTTAATATTCTGACGCATATCTTCTAATACTAATTGAGCTACATCAAATCTTCCACTAGCTTCAATAGGCATTAAGCCTCTACTTGCTGGTGCGATTGGAATTAGAGTTCCGGGTACTAAAGAAATATTATCAGGATTAACTACACCATCATCTTCAATTTGATATATTCCTGATACTGCTAATTGAGCATTTTCTAAAATTAATTGGACTGTAAGATTGACTGTTTTAATTGCAGCCATAGCATTAAATACAGGGCCTCTACCATAAACTTCTCCTGATGCTTTATTCCATCTAAATACAACATAAGGATTAGAACCAATACCTTCGTATTCTTGTTCAAATATAATTTCTTTTTTTTCTAAAAGTATAACGCATCTTTTATATTTTTCTACATTAGGTTCACTATAATCTTTATATACTCCATCTATTAAAGTACATTTTTTATCTTCATCCATAGTTTGCATTGTAGCATCAGATATTTTTGCTTCAGGATAAACTACAGGAATGTAAGAAAATTTAATTTTTCTTTTTCTAAATACACTATCAACTTTATTATCAGGCCCATTTAATAAAGATACTTGTGATAAAGGAACTGCTGTAAAGTTTATTGGATTAATAGCATTACCTTCTTCAATCATTAATACACCTGTACCAACTCCTAAATCCATAAATGATTCATGTACTTCTTGGTTAAAGTTAGAACTACCTAAAACTTCAAATATATATTTTGTAATTCCATCTAACTGTTCATTTATTTCAGCTTGAGAATCTTCTGGTATTTCTACACCAGCTTCTAAATTTGCCCATCTAGCAAATGTAGGTACAATACCAGCTTGTAATCTACTAGCAAATTCCTGTATTCCTACTACTGCTGTTTCATCAAAGATTTTATCTGTTCTTCTATCAGCTGGAGTTTCATCATAGAATGATTCTCTTTGAGGCATAGTATATTCATATGCTTCTTCGTATTTAGGTTTCCATTGATCTTTTAAAACTTCAGATTCTTTCCATTTTTTTAAAATTACATCTAACTTTTTATCTCCTTCTTTTGGAGTTTCTGCTAATTCTACATATGCCATTAAATCATTATCCTTCTTTTTTTAACCGATCCACCAGCTAATATTGCTGCTTTATTTTTATCAAAATTACTAGCAACCTCTACTTCACCCATTGTTCCTGTGCCAGAAATAGTAGTCATATCTATTTGATTACTTGCTTGTTCATTAGTTGTTGTTTCAGGAGCTATAGTTTTTGTTCCTGTTTGATAATTTTTAAATTGACTTTCATAATTACTATAAGGATCATATAATTTTTTTCCAGCCATCATTCTAACACCTGAACCCATAAGGGGAGGTAATGAAAAAGATAAAACTCCTAATATTGCTGCCTGTATTTTATTTTGCTGTTCCCACATTTCAGGTGAAATTTGTGTAGAAGTCATAATACCTGTTGGATCACCTTGACCCATAGCACTACCTGATTCACCATATTTCATTTTTTTACCTTTGCTTGTTAAAATATAAGAATACCCAGTAATATTTCCTTTACTATCATAATAAGGATTTCCTTTTTGTGCTTCACCAATAGATACTAAATATTCATTAGTAAGCTGACTTGCTTCTGATCCGTAAAACTTTTGATCTTTACCTGT